GCTTAATCAACAAAGCCCGTCATGTCTGGCGGTGTTGGTGCAGGATCAAGAATACTGAAATAGCCTATTTTAATAAAAATGACAGTACAAAATGACAGTACAAACTGATTTACAGACAGATCTGGACGCTTATATACAATCAAACTTCCAAGGCAGTTTGGAAGAAGTGTCAGCCGATCAATTGCCTTTGCAAAACCTACTAGAATTGCAAAGTTATTTAGCGAATAGCGGTGGTGCTGCCCCTAAAGCTACAACTGCTCCTACCACGTCGGTGGCTAGTAGTGCTACATCAGTAACATTACTAGCACTCAACACTAATCGTAAGTGGGCATCCTTCAGAAACGACAGCACTTCAGTAGCTTACATAGCTAAGAGTGGTACTGCATCTACCTCATCAGTGTATCGACTGGAACCACAAGGCTACCTATACTTTGATGATTACACTGGTATTGTTACTGGTATTTGGGTAAGTGCTAACGGAAACATGAGAATAGAGGCAGGTGTGTAATGGCTAGTAATATTGTAAATCCATCTAGAGTTGTGTTGCCAGCAATTACTCTATCAGGAGCCAACGTTAACTTCGCTATCCCAACTTCAGTTCGTAGCATTATCCTTGTGGTTGCCAACCTTTCCTCCACTGGCACAAACTCAATAGGTGTTCAGCTTAGTACGGCTGCTACCTTTGCTACTACTGGTTACTTAGCTTCAGCAGACTTACTTGCTGTGACATCAGCTCCCGCGAATACTACAGCAGCTTTTGTTATAGTCCCAGCCCCATCTGCCGCTAGTATTGTTCACGCTACTTGCCAACTGACCCTAATCGACCCCTCGACTTGGGTATTTACACAGTCGGGAGGAGGAAGCAATGCAGCTTATTCTGTCTTTGGCAATGGGTCTAGAAACATGGGAGCTTCAATCGATGGGCTTAGGCTGCTAGCTTTTGGTGGAGACACTCTTGATGGTGGGACTGCTCAACTTACTTACTTCTATTAAAGCTCTTAAAGTAAAAAGCGTGTAAGTAGTATGTAGCATCAGTAATTCATAACTATCCCAACCTTCTTCCCAATAGATTGCGATCGCAATTAAATAAAGCTTAGTTGTACTTGTTTGCTTGGCATTTTAGCGATCGCCTGTAAGTCTGCGCGGATATTCTTCGAGCGATCGCATATCCATAATTTCTCGGTACGTTTGATATTGTCCTTAGTGCGACCATTGCGACCGTTAGCTGCACTCATGACTGCTTCTATCTCTACGCATTTTTGAGCGCTCTTAGGTGCGATATCCTGATGGTAATTACTCAGTACATAGCTACTTTCGCAAGCGTCAAGAGCATCACATAAAGCTTGATAATCGTCTAGAGTATAGCCGCTGTAATGACCTTGATTGGCATTTGGGTATGGAGGATCAACATATACTAAACCATTTGGGCAGTCCCAACGCTTAATGAATCTCAAAGCATCTTCACAGCCAATATGCACATCCTTTAATCGTTCAAAACATTCTGGCAACCTAGCGGCGCGATTTACCCATGTTGCTGATTCGTTGTTAGCGATTACACTTGCTTTCCACCCGCCGCCCAGTTTGTGACTAAAACTCATATTGCATTGAATATAAGTAGCCCAAGCAACTTTTAGATCGCTGTATTCCGATGGATTGTTATAGATTTTTCGCGCCTCACGATGTTCTTCTTGACTGTATGGCGTGAGTTCAATCCATCGCGCTAATTCGTTAGGTTGCTCTCTTGCCACGCGCCAGAACGTGATTAATTGCTTATTTAGGTCATTAATTGCTTCGCGGTAATAGTCACTATTACCGCGATCTATTTTGCCTTTGGCATATAGTACAGCCCCGCCGCCAAAGAACGGTTCTACATAGACGGTGTGCGGTATCGCCATGATGTGAGGGACTATTTGAGAGGCGATCCTTGACTTGCCCCCATAATATGAGCATGGCGTTTTCATTTCTTTTTTCTGTTTTTGTAAGGTCTTTGATTGTTTCTCTGCTGCGAAGGCGTAGCCCATCTACAGTTTTCGGGAGTGTAATCTCCGTCATTGTCGATTCTGTCAATGCTATATGGCTTTTGTTGATAAGGTGACATATCGCTCCTAAAATTCAAATAGCCATTTTCTGTACTTGAATCCCATCTCTCACATATCTTTATGCCTCTCCCTCCGTAGTTTTTCCAAGCTTTGTTTTTGGGGTTTTTACATCTTTGATTGATTGCTTTCCAAACAAAGTAAAGAGGTTCTTTAGAAAATCCATGCTTTTCATTTCTGTTTGCAAGTAACTCATGATGAAAGCAGCCACATGATGTAGTTTTCCCATTCCGCAAGTTGCCACCTGAAACAGATTTTTCCTTCCCACAGTCACAAACGCATTGCCAATGCGTTTGTGACCCTTTGTTATCTACTCGTTCAAGTACAGTCCATCGACCTATCTTTTGACCTTTAAGATCAACAAAAGCACCCATAAGCTGTTACTAGATACTACTTTTTTATTATAGCATACCGCCGTAATAATAAACTATCTCCATAATAAGACAAACATGTTTTCATATAGTTATAGATACATTGCCAAGATGCCCACAGCAAGCCTTAAACTTTTTAGCTGTGAACTTGCCAAAATAGAATAAAGTCTGGCTTGTGTCATTGCCAGATTTTTTCTTTTTGCCATCGTTCTTAGGGTTTGTGAACTCTAATCTATGGTTAAAAGTTAGGTAACACGCAGAATAATTTTGAGCATCCAAAAACCAATTGCTAGAAGTATTACTATTTGTAAGCAGGAAAGTATTGCCAATGTGAGCATAGGTTAAAACCATCTCTACAGCCCTCTCAATGTTCCCTTTGGAGTAAGGAGGGTTAACCCATTTATTTTGGTACTGACTCCAATCCTTGCTAAATGCGTCATCAGCTTTAGTCCAAAAGGTTTGAGCTTGGATGATTTGATTTGCTCTTAAACAAGAAAATGGATCAAGATGGAAGCCTTTAACTAAATCTCGAAATGGTTCCACAATGTAACTCGCTGTATAGTTCTCATCGTTCGATTCATCGTCACTAGTAAGCACCAATGAGATGTCGAATAGATTGGGCTGTAGAGCTAGCATTTATTTACCTCCCATAAACTCATTTTTAGCAATCTTACTCACCATCGCTTGATCGCTCAAATATTTGATATGCAAGTCTTTCAGCATCTCAATCAACACATTGCGATCGCGTATATCTGCAATCTGTTCACGGAATTGGTGATGCGTGAGTTGCTTCTCTAGGGGTAAGTTACTCATGTCCTGTGTCATGATTGTTTGTCAAATCCAAAATAAAAATATTTCCACGAAATTGAAAAACAATATTTACCGTTGTAAAACTCAAATCTTGAATAAATAAGAACCTTCCAAATAGCTAAAGTCAGATTCCCCAACTCAATGCGTAAGAGGTTTACGCCCTTGAGTTCGTCGTCTTTAGAATCTCCGATTTGAATCATAATCCCCTCAACTCTTTCCACTCAGTAACCAACATCCGATACGCCGCCAAGTCCTGATTAATTTGGCGATCAATCACGGTCTTACCAATACCGTGATCTGCCATGCGATCGCGTACCGACTCTACAAGCTTATCGATGGCTTGTTCTGTTCCTGCGATCGCGTCTTGTCTGATTTGTGCGTTCATGATAGCGTCACCTTTCTTATCTCTAAAACTGGTACATTAGACCAATAATCACTACTGCCATCAGTTGATTTATTCAAAAAGCAAAGAGTTCTCTTTTCCTCAAAATCTTCTTGAACCGAATCGCAAACAATCTCGTCATCTTCAAGAAAAACAATAGTAGGGTATAGCGTGTAAGTAACCCTCTTAGACGTTTTAGAACTTCCCATCACTTGAGAAGTAATTGAGAATTTCTGACCGTCAATTTCTGCTTCGATGTATAAATACATTATTCTTCCACCTTTACAATTTCCATAATTTCACACACCTAACAAGTGGTTTGCCATACACTGTCAAAGTTACAGCGCCATGCTCTTCTAATAGATTCTGGAAGTCAAATAAGCTTTTACGCATTGCATCAACTCCAATTTGCTGATCTTGAGTATCATCAGATTTAGTTTTAACAATCGTGAATATAGGCAACTGGTTAGAGGTTACGATATATTCTTTTTTACCAGCCGCCACGGGACGACATATGCGAGTAGGGGCTTTACGGAACTCTGAGATTGTGATGTATTCTGGAATCATTTACACCCTCTCAATCATCGCCATCGCCAGAGCCATCGCCATAGCCATCGCCATCGCCAGAGCCGCAACCAGAGCCATAGCCAGAACCATAGCCAAAGCCATAACCAGAGCCAGAGCCAAAGCCAGAACCATAGCCAGAGCCATAACCATCGCCAGAACCAGAGCCAAAGCCAGAACCAAAGCCAGAGCCAGAGCCAGAGCCATAGCCATCGCCAGAGCCATAGCCAGAGCCATAATCAGTATTTAGATCTTCCATAGGGATAGGGTATAAGAATTAGTTGTTAGCCATCGCCATAGCCATCGCCATCGCCATAGCCATCGCCAGAGCCAGAGCCAGAACCATCGCCATCACCATAGCCATCGCCAGAGCCATAGCCACAACCATAGCCAGAGCCATCGTCATCGCCAGAGCCAGAGCCATAGCCAGAACCATAGCCATAATCAGTATTTAGATCTTCCATACAGCAACCTCCGCGATTGAATCTTTCGCGATTTCTGTCACTGACAGAATTTCAATCACTTC